CAAAAAAATGTCAAGCTGTAAATCAAGTAACAGGAGAGTTAGATTATTATGACAATGGTAATCCAATAATGTATCCTAATATTAGAGATCCATATTCAAATAAAATAATTAACGCTGAAGATGTTAAAACAAGTATAGACCATATTGACAAAAATATATATAATAATCATTCATCAAACGCTTTTTTTACTGATGCAGATTATAATTCAATGAAAGCTCAAAAAACACCAGACGAACTATATGAAATGACTAAAAAATATAATAAAAATTATGAAAAAACAAATGGTTTTAAAAAAGTTATCAAGAAAAAAATAACAATAGATAGTTTTTAATTGGCAATAATGAAATTAATGCTTGACTTAAATAAAAAAGTATGTAATAATGGTTACATAAAAATGATTAATGCGGTGCGTTATAAGAACAGTCTTCTCTCCCCGTTAAGACGGTTGGTGCGAATCCAACACACCGCTCCAATTTTGCGGAGAGTTGTAGAACATTCTAGTCTCCCCGATTAGAAAGTCAGTGCAAATCTGACACTCCGCTCCAACTTATTGTTTTTATTCATAAAAACTCTCCTAAGTTTTTGATAAAAAGGCCTTGACAAAAGGTCTTTTTTCATGTATCCTATCCATATAAGATAGAGAAATACGGAGAATATATGTTAAAAGAATCAAAATCACAATTAGCTAAGTTGATGGCCACAGAAAATGTTGATGTTCAACATCAAAAAATATCAACTGCTAAATTTGACCCGAAAAATCGTGTGTTATACTTACCAATCTGGAAAGATATGGATGGTGCTTTATACGATTTATTATGTGGTCATGAAGTTGGTCACGCATTATTTACTCCTGCTGATGGATGGCACGATGCTGTGCTTGATAAAAGCAAACCTAAAAATTTCAAAAACTTCTTAAATGTGGTTGAAGATGCTCGTATTGAGAAAAAAGTTCAAAGAAAATATCCTGGTCTTCGTAAATCATTTGCAGAAGCTTATAAAGGTCTAATCAAAAAAGATTTCTTTGGTTTACAAGGAAGAGACCCAAACAAATTACCTTTTATTGATAGATTAAATTTGTTTTCAAAATCACAATATACTTTACCTATCAATTTCAATGAAGAAGAAACCAAGTTATTAGAAAAAGCAAAATCAACAGAATCATGGGAAGAAGTTGTAAAAGTTACCAATGAGATTTATGCTTATTCAAAAGAAGAACAATTAGAATATGAAGATGAGTTATCTTTTGAAAATGAATACGATTACGATGATTCAGAAGATGACCAAGAACAATCAGAAGATAAAAATGAAAACACAACACAACCAGAAGGCGGTGAAGGTGATACCGATGATGACCAAGGTTCTGGTAATGCTTCAGGTAATAGCGAAAAAGGTGAAGAAGAACCTGAAGAAGAAATGGTTCAAACACTTAACCGTGATAAAGAATCTGAAGATTATATAAGTGATGGTGAATTTGAACCATCATGCCAAACAGATGAAGTTTATCGTCAAAATGAAAATTCATTGGTTGACGATGATTGTAAACCAAGAGTTTACTTAAACTTTCCAAAACCAAATCTAAAAAATATTGTAACTCCTGTAAAAAGAGTCCAAGAATTATTAACAAAAGAATTTGAAAAACAAATTGGATCCAGATATTTCAAAAAAGATTTAGGTGACCAATTACTATCAGAATTCAAAAAGAAAAATGACAAGTATATTTCATTACTTGCTAAAGAATTTGAGATGAAAAAGGCTGCTAAAGTTTTTGCGAAAAGAAAAATTTCAAGCACTGGTGATTTAGATATTAACAAACTTGCTAGTTATAAATTTGATGACAACATTTTCAGAAAAGTAATGATGACACCTAAAGGTAAATCACACGGTCTTGTGTTATTACTTGACTATTCTGGTTCAATGTTTGAAAACTTACCAGGTTCAATTGAACAAGTTTTAATTCTTGCTTCATTTTGTAAAAAAGTAAATATACCATTTACCGTGTATAACTTTGGTTATTGTGAAAGAACTCAAGCGACTGACCTTGGTTTTGAATATGATTATAATATTTCATTACCAGAATCATTTGAGAAAAAGTTAGGTAGTGTTTATTTTGCTAATGTAAGTATTAGAGAATATTTAAATTCAACCATGAGAACCTCTGATTATAACAATGCTCTCAAAAACTTATTATTACTTAAAAAAGCATGGGAATCATATAAAAATTCAGGTTCTCTTTACAATGATAGAGTTTATGTTCCAGATTTTGAAAACTTAACAAACACTCCATTGACACAAGCAATGTATGTAATGGGCTATATTGTTCCAGAATTTAAAAAACAAAACAACCTCGATCTAGTTAATCTTGTTGTGGTTCACGATGGTGATGCTGACATGACAAATAGAGAGGTTGCTTTAGATGATCCATTCAGTTCTAACAAAGATAGACCTTATGGAAAATACCTTGAATTTGATAATGTTTATGTTTTAACAGATAAGAAAAATAGATACTCATCAACATATAATATTAGAGGTGAAAAATCAATGTATCAAATTGTTTGTGATTGGTTCAAACAAACAACTAATTCTAAAATTGTTGGTTTCTATCTTGTTCCACCAACAACAAGATATGTAAGAGATGCTGTTGCTAGACAATATGTGAGTAGCAAAACATCAAGTTATGGACACACAGCAAGATACCTAAGCGATGATGAATTACAAATTGTAAAACAATTCAGAAAAGATAAATTGTTAATTTCTAAAAAACCAGGTTATGATGATTTTTATTTGATTCTTGGTGGTAAAGATTTAACCGTTCAAAATGAAGAAATTGAAGTGACAGGCAAAGTAACTTCAGCAAAATTAAAATCTGCCTTTCTCAAAATGAACAAAGGCAAACAAGTAAATAGAGTCCTAGTCAGCAAATTTATTGAAAAAATAGCTGCTTAGGGCTTAACTTTCCGTCCAGTTATGATAGGATGGACACATAAGATAGTGAAATAAGGAGAATATATCATGTCTACATTAAATAAAATCCGTCAAGAGTTCCTTGACAAACTAAAAGCTACTGGTAAAGAATCAGTATCTCGAACCGAACTAAACAAAATTGGTCAAGAGGTTGGTCTAAAAAGTTATGGTTGGTTCACCAAACAACTAGAAAACAAAATTGGTCGTGGACTTTATAAAGTTCCTGGTAATGCACCAGCGATTGCTCTACAAACCAATGTTGCTAAAAAGGAAAAAGTTGTGCCAATCAATAATACAATCGAAACATCTGGTAACCGAATTGCGAATGTTGCCACTGAACTTTCGATGACTGATTTGGTGCCTGAACCATATTCAAACTATGTTCCTTTTGGCAACTTCAATGATGTATTACAAATTATAAAATCAGGCATTTTCTTTCCTGTTTTTGTTACTGGTCAATCTGGTAACGGTAAAACAATGTCCATCGAACAGGCATGTGCTAAACTCAAACGAAAATTTGTGTTAGTATCCATGACACCTGAAACCGATGAGGCAGACCTACTTGGTAACTATGTTCTTATCAACGGTCAAATGGAATGGAGAGATGGTCCTGTCACAACGGCTGCTCGTGAAGGTGCAGTGTTGTGTATTGACGAGATCGATTACGGCGCTCAGAACCTAAGTTGTCTTCAACGAGTGTTAGAAGGTAAACCATTTTTGCTGAAGAAAAAAGGCGAATTGGTTACACCCACTCCGGGTTTCACTATCTTTGCTACCGCTAACACCAAAGGCAAAGGTTCTGAGGATGGCCGTTATATATTTACCAATGTGCTTAACGAAGCATTTTTGGAAAGATTTAGAAATACCTATGAACAAGATTGGCCACCTGCTAATGTTGAAAAGAAAATTATCAACGGTGAGTTGGAAAAAGCAGGCGTGAATGATGCCGACTTTGCAGATAAACTCGTAACATGGGCTGATGCGATTAGAAAAACTTTTGAAGTTGATGGTTGTGATGAAGTAGTTTCAACCAGAAGACTGGTTCACATCGTTGAAACCTATGGTATCTTTGGTGATAAAATGAAAGCGATTTCTTATTGCTTAAATAGATTCGATGATGAAACTAAAGTATCATTCATTGACCTTTACACCAAAGTTGATAGTGGTGCTAATTTAGAGGACATTATGAA